TACTGGTTGTGGCGCAGGCGCTTGGTTAACAGATTGGCTAACAACCTGACCAATAGGCCCCATCTTTCCAGATGACCCAGAGGTCTGTGGTTGAGACACTGATGCGGTAGATGATCCCATAATTTATTCCTTAAATGTATTGATTTGCATCAATAATAAAAACTTTAGGAAGATTAGACATGTTTGCAGAAATTGGATAAGTTGTATCATAAGGCAATCCTCTGCCACTTCCAACCAACCATCCTGAATAAAAAGAATTACTATTTCTTACAAATGATAAATAACAATCTTTTAAAACAAAAGTACCAAATAAATTTACTTCTGCACCATAAAAAGCATTTGCAAGACACATGATTGCAGAAACAGTTGGGATTTGTCCGTTTACAGTTGCTAAAGATGTGCTAGGCAATATGTAATTAGATGATGGTTCGCTTATTGAAGTACTTGGAATTGAATAAGTTAAATATGCTAAAGGATTTAAAACTGAATTTGTGCTACTAAACAATAAATTTCCAGATTCATTATAAATAGCCATTCCATATTGACCAGCTAATGAGATGTTTTCAGTTTTTGCAAAACAAAAAATTCTAGGTGCAACATTAGTTGATTTAGATACCGTGACTGTGTAAACATTTCCAGATTGCGATATATTTCTTATTGATGTTTGTTGACCATTAAGATTTTCAACAAAAAACAAAGGATATCCGGTAGTTGATGTAATTGATGCCGTCATTACAGATTGAATGTACCAAAAACCACCAGCAGGATCATTTGATACTACACTTGCTTGACCTAAATATTTATAATTAGCACAATCTTCTACAAGCAACAATTCATTATTTTCATTTACAAATTTAATTCCATAGTTAGAAATATTTGGTCTTGACAATAAAGAAATATAAACTACTTTAGGTGGATAATAATATCCACCAGAAGGAGTTAATCCTCCAACATAATTCCAAGAAATTCTTGGATATCCAAGAGCATAATCAATAGTAAAATTATGAGGCAAAAATCCTTGGAAATTAATTGTCCAATTAGGATTTACCATTGCATTAGTTACTTGAAATTGTATTGTGCATCCTGCGTAATTTGGGTATGTTTTTGATCCTGTGCTATCGCTGCTTATTGTAAAAACATCTAATATATTTAAACATTTACTTTCAGAACTATATGCAAGAGTTCCAGTTTGGTTAAAAATATTAAAACCATAACTCATGCGGACAAATCTCCGATTTGAATACGCAGAACACCACTTGCATCATAAACTTTTATAACATTGTTTTGCATTACAAGTCTTGCACCTGATGTTCCGCTTTTAATAATTGTATTTCCGCTAGCATCGACAGTAAATTTATTATTTATATTTAAACTGCCTGATGTTATTGATCCTAAATCAGCAGTTATTGCAGACAATTGAGAAACAGACAAATTTGTGGCTGTAATACTGTTTGCAACAATAAGATCACCAGTAAGAATTTTCTGAAAAACAACCCAGGATGTAAGATATTTGTATTGAATGGAAGCAACACCACCGTTGTAGTTAACAATACAAAGATCCCCATCTATAGGCAATCTTCCTATGGCAGATAAAACCTCTGCATTGGTTGGAGGGCTAAAGTCATTGGCAGATCTAATGACTGCAAAGTTTGCTGGAGAAGAAGGCGCAGATGTAATGAAATCAAGATCAATAATAGATCCATCTTCTTCTACATAGAACTGGCTTGGAGCAGTTGTTCCAACATAAAACTCAATTCCTCTGCCACCAAATGTCATGTAGAACAAGAATTTGGTTGTTCCAAACCCACCAGATACTTTGTACCAAAGATAGTCAGAAGGGTTGGCAGACTCTACCGTACTGTTGCTATTACGAATACCATAGTATTCCCTGTTTGTTGGACTATCCGAAAAATTGACAGTTCCATCAAAGCTATCAGCATATTTGACTGCAATGTATTTGTATAGATATCCTGTTACTTGTCCAGCAGGTCCTATAATTTGCCCTGTGTTGATGTCTGCAGAAACATTAGGGCTAAAATTGGCAAGCAAATAGTTAACTGCATCAGAAAGTTCTGACAGTTCTGGGCTGGAATCTAGTGCAAAAGGCATTAGAACGCATCCTCAACAATGGTGGCTTGCCAGTTAACCGCTGTCAGATTCCAATGGTTTGTAGCATCATCTGATTCAACTTTTACAGACACAGTTCTAACTGCATTTTGTTGAGTGCTTACCCATGGGGAATCAGTGTCAATGGTCAATTTCCCAGTTTGCCCATAAATAGGCGTTTGGGCTGTAGAGTTTGCGCCTCCAACCGTAATTTCAACCAATCCGGTTCCGGCTATTTCCGGCAACAAACGATGGATGTAGACTTTTGAACTAAATGGTACAGGGCCTCTGTCTGTACTTAAAGCCATGTTATTACGCTCAAACAATGCAGGAATTGCCGCATTATTAATAAAAGAATTACCTACAGCGGTCTGAATGAGCTTTTGAGAGGAAGAATCAGCCCTGGCATAGACAACCACCCTAGAAGCCAAGTTAAACGCTCCTGAGTCCACTTTAGGGCCTTCTGTGCCCATACATGCATTCTCAATGTCTTTGGGTGCGTTCCATATCTGTAGGTCATAGCGATAGGACAGCATCTTATTGCACCACCCAGTAGAATTTAAATCTGGGTAGTAAATCTCAATCTGGTACTTTTGTGTGTTATTGACCATAAAGATACGGTCATAGTAGTCAGGATTCAAATTGGAAAAGAAGTAATTCTTTACTTTTTGGTTGCCAATAGAAGTAAAGTTTGCGCCATCAAACAACCAAATGTCTCTAGAATCGATTCCGTAGACATTTGCATCTGTATTTGTCCAACAATTGTTGTTAATTAGACCTCTGCCCTGGTTGAGCAGCCGAATGCCAAAGATAGGGGCTGTGCTGTTTTGATAGGCAATAGGGCTAAAAACAACCGTATCCCAATAGGAACAAACATAGAAGTTGCCACCCAAAAAGAAACCATCAATCAATGGCCCTCGAACCGGGACTTCTTGTTCGTTAGCTACGTTGGAAAGTGTCGGCTCCCAGGTACTTGGGTAGCCTGTAGTGGCAAAAGCCTGTGACCAACGCACAGTTGTTGGATAGTTGGTTTCAATGCCACCAGAAGTCTTAGTCAGATTCCCGGCTATCAGGATGTTGCCAACATTGGGAGAGCAGTAATTTCTAACAAATCCTGCAGTAGTTTTTGTAACGCCAATGACGCTTTCGTAGTTCCATGAAACATCAGAAGTAACGGTAATTTCATTGCTTGTAGGCAAGAAATACATGGGGTTGCTCAATGTATCGTTTATAAAAAATACATTTCCTACCCAGGAAGTAGTGATGTTTAGGCCATTGACATAACCAGCAAGATAAACAGAAGGATTGCCGCCAACTCCTGGGGTTATGTTAGTAACACCAGATGTTGTAACCATGTACCATCTGCCATGATCTGAAGAATCTCTAGTGGCAACTATGTAAACCCATGTAGTCTGGCTTCTAAAGCCACCCTCCATAAAAATAGCTTGGTTAGGGATGGCGGTTAAGATTTCTTCTTCACCAAAGATTTTCTGAATGCCACGGACATCGGTTTCTACGTTATACCCATTGTTGTACTCATTCGGTCCCAAGGCGTTGCTAGGCACATCCGGGGTAAAGGACATGTTTACAAATGGAGTTCTTAAACGGGAATAATCGCTCATTTCATGTCACCGTGGTTATCTCTGTCATTTTCTGGAGATTTTGGATTAAACGGCTATCAGATGGATTAAATTCTAATGCTTTTTTACATAATTGGACTGCCTCTTCTTTTAGCCCAATATTCCATGCTCCTAGGGATGCCAAATCCCATGGCTTTTCAGTCCAAACAGACGGGTCCATTGTGTAGACTGCCTGCTTGTCAGTTATGTGTAAAGCCTGTTTAGCCGAGGAATAGCATTCCAGCCAAAGGTTTCTACGGTAGCAAAACATGGCTAATTCCACCCAAGGCTCCCTGGTTCCGGGAGCTTCTGCACAAGCCAATCTATGCCATTTTTGAGCTTCCCAACCATTGCCTATTTCGTCATACGCCTTGCCAAGCAGCCTCATGGCGTAGCAGCGTTCATTTGCCCAGGTAGCCTCTGGCATAGCCAAATACTTGTTTAAAGCCTCTATAGCCTCTTCCCAGCGGTTATAGAAGGTTAGTTCCCTAGCATGATAAAAGGCGTTTCTAGGGCAATATGGGTCTTCTTTGACTGCCAACTCCAGTAAAGGCATGTATTGCCCTCTAGACTTGGTTGGATCAGGATGGTGGCTTACCAAAAGCATGTCAGTTTGAGCGTAAACCTCTTTTGTTCTGCTGTCAGGGCGCGGATATTCGTGGACAGGATGATGCCAATGGTAGCCTGTACGATGATGGATTTTTTCGTAATAGAACGAAATTCCGCAACCCCAATCAAACTTATAGCGGAGTCGAGTAGTATCCTCTTTCCAGACGCGCTCGATTTCCTCTCGCCAACCAGATTCTAGGATTTCATCAAGATCAAGGGAAATACAGACATCAAAGTCGCCGGGGATTAAAGCAAGGGCAGTATCTCTAGCTTTGTCAAACCGCCAAGGCTTGATGGCTATGTCATAGACTGTTGCACCACAATCTCTAGCGACTTGCGTTGTTTGATCGGTTGATCCGGTATCTGCTATCAAGATCAAATCAGCATCTTTGGCTGATTCGCAAAACCGTTGAACGAATTGCTCCTCATTCTTGGAGATAGCATACACAGCTATTTTCATGTCTTATCCTATAAACAATGCTTTTTCATCAATTCGGCGGTTTTGCAGACCTTTGAGGATCTTGCCGCCTGCCATACAGTATTTCAATAACTCTTCGGCTGCGCCTTCTTTGTCGCCCCTGTTTAGCTTTTGTCTCAGGGTTGATCTTTGTAGCGTCCCAAGCCCGACGTTAAAACTAAAAGACACAAGAGCATCAAACATCCCTTGGCTAAGCTGGGCAGTGATAAGTTTGTCAACACCTGATTCAAAGCGAGATAAGTCTGCGCGTAGTATTCCATCTACTTCTCCCGGCGAAAAAACCCGATTATCTTCCGGGCGTAGTTGAAATGAGTCACGCTCATCAATCTTGAGTCTGCCCTGTTCTGGATAAAGAACATGACCAACTCCTATCGTCCATAACTTGGCTGGGCAGCGGTAAGGCTTGTTCCTCACACCCTCATGGTGACGAATCATCTTGATTGCCTTGTCACTGACCTTCATACGCTCACATCCACCCGCCCGGTTGTCAGGCTGGCATCATGCTCCTGCGCTTTACACTTGGCTTCTGTCGCCTTGATCTGTTTGGCTTCCTCATCCACCAGAGCCTGCATCCGCTTTAGGTTCTCCGCATGCCGCAGATATGCCTGTTCACTCACCTTGTGAGCGTGGATCAGGTTGCTGGCATCTACCTTCATTTGCCAAACGCCCTACCACCAAAATGAAATGCGATGATGCTGGCAAACAAGGCTTGGGTTTCGTTGTCCCAAAGGTGTTCTGCCATCTGCTCAAAAGAGATGTCGTACCGGAAGCCGTGAACAATCAGGGCAATGTCAATTCCAACCAACAGAAAGAAGAACCCATAAGTAATGACCGGACGCACACTTGCCCGGAGGTTCTTCATCCATTGGCTTGTTCCCTCATTCAGGGATGTATCATGCGCGTACACCGCCTGCATCTCGGCGGTCTGGGCGGTAATCAGACTTTGCTTTTCATTTGACTTGGTTTCAATCTCCAGCTGCTCGGTCTTTATGTGTTCCACCCGTTCTTGCGCCTCGAAGCCGAGTTTTCGTAGCTCCATCTCCCGCTGAATCTGAAGTTGGGCAAGTTCCATCTCATGTCTTTTGTCCGAGCGATCTTGGAAAAAATCAAGCAACTTTGGCAAGCCGCCCATCAGGAACGATATTAAAGTGGAGAGAAGTGTCAGCATTATTTGGCTCCAATTAAATAGTTGGCAATCGGTCTAGCCATTTCCTCTGGCAGTTTGGGGAGCAAATCTAGCAACCAGATAAGGGCGCACCCATAGCAGAACAGCTTGAACCACTTGGCAAAGCCGTCTGTAATCTCTTTGCATAGCCATTTACTCATCGCCCCGTAAATCGGTAAATGATTGAATCAAGCACTCCAATGATGATGAGCAAGGTTGCCATCACCACCACACCAAAGGCAATAATGATCTTATTCATCTTCCACACACCGCAGCAGAACAAAAGGTAATCGCCTCATACGCCGCCCAAGCCAAGAATATGCCAGCCACAATCGCTACACCAACGCCAAGGACGATCTCATTGAGTTCCTGCTCACGCCGCTTGCGCCTTGCCTCGGCAACCGCATCCTTTTGCATCTGGTCAGCATTAGCCGCATCCATATCTGAGGCTCGTTTCTTGATTGCTTGCCAAACATCCATGTTATTTGTAGAGAAAAACAAGTTCTGGAGTTCCTGTTCAAAATCGCGTTG